CAGTAAACACAAGCTGAAAACTCAAACAACGATCCGGCATGCAGTTAACTGCAATTGCTACCGCATGCAAATACTCTCCGGCGTACTTCTGGTGCATGTGCGTGAACTCACGACGCACCCAACACTTAAAGTAAGGAATATTACTTACAAGATAGGCCATTACTTACCGCGCTTGCCGCCGCTTGCCATTCCTTTTTTCTTCATTGCTCCACCCGCCGCGTAGCCCTTGGTCATCATACCGCCTGCAGCATAGCCCTTGGTCATCATTCCACCTGCTGCCATGCCCATAGCCATCTTTTTACGGGGGCTAACAGCCATTCCACCATTGGCCATCATTACAGGACCTGTTTTCTTGCTAGGCTCAGAAAGCATTTTATTTGCAGGACCACTTTCTACAGCTCCGCCACCCCGAGTAGCAGCACCCATTCCACGTCCAGCCATGATTATTTCCCCTTTTTCATTGCACGGCCTTTTGCATCAGCCGAAGTTTTTTTCATTGCGCGGCCTGCTTTGTCAGCCATTCCGCCCTTTTTCATCTTACCAACACCATCGGCAGCGAAATCTGGAACCATCTTGCCGCCCTTCATGACCATCTTCATCTTGCCTCCAGAAGTGGCCCCTTTTTTCTTGGCTATCATACCGTTGCTCCTTTAAAAAGGTTAAAACCTGCTACCTAAACTTAGCTGTCTTTTTAGCTATGGTTTTAGGTTGTTTGACAAACTGCTTTCCTACTGCTTTTCCTACTCGTTTTGCTTTCGTTGTTGCCGCGTATTCAGAAGGTGATAAAGCCTTAATAGCCGCCTCTGGGAGATACCGCTCGCCTGTAGCTTTTGGACCTTGAGTTGATGGCTTACCACTTTTGGTTCTCCACTTTTGATCTCCCCAATCTTTCAAGCTTTTTTGAGGCGCTTTCAATCTTTGTACCCCCCGCCAGCTTTCTTATATGCCTGGGCTGTCATTTGTGCTTTACGGGCGGACCACTGCCCTGGGGCACCGCCTTTACCGCCAGCCTTGATACGCTCAAAGATAGCCTTTCGCATACTGGGCTTGGTGTAATTACCGGCCTCGTTCACACGGGACTTGGCTTCTCCACCTTTTTTAAATGACGCTGTTTTTGCAGCCTTAACAAAGTCACTCTTCTTAGGTGCCCCCTTGGCTCCGACGCTGCGCATCTTCTCGCCAGAACCCGCAGCGATGCGCTTTTTCTTGGCGGCGATGTTGGCATAGAGACCAGGTTTAGCAGCCATCATTTACGCTTTTTGCATAAGGAGGTCAATTTTTGCTTCAAGCTTGTTAAAGCGCTGGTCAATGTGCTCAACAAACTTGTCCATTTCTGCTTGAGTGACGTTATCACGGGCCACCTCTTCTCTAGTTCGGTTAATCAAAATGTTTAAACGCTGTAGTTCAGATATCTTCTCATGGCCTATATAGGCTATAACACCCAGCAGCGCTGTCAACAACGTGTTCCAAAGCATCATTTCCATTAGCATTTCCACCGTTTCCGAGCCTGACGAATGCGGCTATTTGGGTCTTTTGCTGCCTCTGGGAATTTTTTCATCTGCCCCAAAGAACGAGCACAATAAGACTTACGCCGTGTTGCACGCTTACCTGTTGGATTATCTTCTGTCACCGCAGTCTGTAATTTGCTTCCAGGGTTGGCTTTGCGATAAGCTGCAACACCTTTTTTGGTCATGCCAGCTCCCGCCTTTGTCGGACGAAAGTTGCCCGACTTGACAGAAGTCTTGATGCCCATACCCTTGGAGGCCATTAAACGGTCACCGTCACCGGTTTAACAGAAGCTGTTCCAGAAACACCCGTCGGCGAGACACTGCCGTTGGAGTCTGGTCTAGCGCCACCATAGAAAAAGAGCGTTACACTTGTGACGTTGCTCAAGTCCATGTAGACACCTTCTTTAAACAACAAGCCAGCCTCTGGGAGGATTATGTCAACAGCACCTACCACCGCAGGCGTAGCAATCGTTGTTTCTGGAAAAGACGTGCTGGTGGTGCCGTCGTAAAGTTTGATAAATCCCGCACTGCCTGTGCTTACATAATAGATTGCCTGGACGCGCGTGCGCCCCTCAATCATCTGTGCATCAGCAGTTCGGGTTACCGATTGGAGATCACTAGCAAAGCTCATGTGGTCCCCCTTTTAAGATAATGTTGCATCTCTGTTCTCCGTATCCGGCGGATCTTGACGCTCTAATTCAGTCAACAAAATATCCACCATTGCTATTGCTCCGTTGGCCTGTTGGGCAAGTTCAAAATACCTTTGCCGTTGTTCAAGCGCTTGATTTCTCAAGCCCAACAGGTACTCTTTATCTAACGTGGCCATTAGGTTGGCTGAGCAGCGTACAGAGGAATCCAGTAGTTAGCGCTTCCAACGCGTACACGCAGACCACCAAAAGCGGTACCAAGAGTCGCTCCTGCAACCAACATATTTCCTGCGCCAGCCGTTAAACCTTGGAGATTAAAAAACACTCCATTGGTGTTAACTGCGGCTACGTTAGCGCCTTGGGCAGAGGCATAAATAAACGAAGTTCTTGTCCCGGTTGATGCGCTTGTTGGGGCATTAAGTTCGAGCTCTAAGGGAGCGTAAGTACCAGTGGTTGTGCCAGCCGATAGGGTCAATTCAGCAACAAAAGCTGAACCTAAGCCAGAAGTAGATCCAGTAGCACCATAAACGACGTTTGCTTTTAACGCATTTGTGAATGAACCCAAAGCGGCATTAGCGTTTAATTGGAAAAGAGTACGTCCACCAACACCACCTGCACCGGTCATTGTGACTTCGGTTGTACTAGCATTAAATGTAGCTGCACCAGTAGAAGTGTCAGTAATTGTTGTTTGGAAGCCGTTTTGAGATACTACTGGGCCAGAAAACGTGGTTGTAGACATTAAAATATCCTCTCATGCGAGTTAGGTGCGGTTGTCTGCATGACGTCTAGCCGGGACTAGTCAAACGCACCGGGGACCCCGGAATACTATCTTTTTACGCCGTATTTGCTGCTGTGTCAAGCATAAAAAACCCCAACCTTTTGGGCTGGGGTTTTGTTCTTACACCTGGTTTATCAGGGTGTACCTGGTGAACCAAAAATGCCACGTGGGTCACTGAAGCCGAAGCTGTAGCGCTCACGAGCCTTGTAGCGGACGTTACCGGTGTCGAAGTCGCCTTCAAAACCAGTTTTCATCGAAACACGCTCAAACATCTTCATTCCGTTAGGGGCGTCGGTCTTGATGAAGAACGCGTCCGGATCAGTCAGATAATGGTTAACCGTGTAACCCTGAGGAACCATGCCCATGTTGTTGATGGCATTGATGTCGTTGTCTGCAGTACCAACACGCAGAGTGGACTTCAGGATGCGATCAGCCGTGAACTGGAGCTGCGAGGGAATGATCAACTTCAGGCCCTGAACAGCGATCTTCAAGCCACGCTCGTCGGTGAACGCAGCAATGTCAATCAACGCCTGCTCAAGGGACGTCTCCGACAGGTCGGCCGGGGTGCTAAGCTCGTTACGGAGATTAGGACCGGACAGGGTCGGATGGTCATCCGCGCAGAGGGGCTTGCCGTCGCCACCAATAGAGGTAGTGAAAGCGCCGTTTAGAACGGCAGCAGCCTTAATCTGCTTGGTTTGTGCCATCGAACGGGCCAGGGCACGGGTATAACGCGCTGCCAAACGGTCGTAGAGGTTGTCCTCAACGGCTTCTTCGGTCAGCGAGAATGCCAATGCAATGGTCTCGTGCGTGTAGCGAGCTGTGTAGACTTCCTGCGCATTGTCGTATGCAACGCCAGCGCCTTCAGTCTTTACAGGAGCCTCGCCAAAGCCTGACTCCATCACTTCTTCCTCAAATGCACGGTCGGAAGACTCGATGGAATAAACTTGTGCGTGCTCGTTTTCGTAGTTCTTGTACTCCAAGCCGAACAGTGCGTTCAGACCTGGCTCAAGCTCTTTTACTAGTTGTGCGCGTGAAATAGCCATGGTTTAGGTCCTTTATGCTTAAGTTACGGCTTTGACGCCAGTGCTGCCATACAGATGCTCGTTAATCTTAACGACAACAACTGCAAAGTCGCCAAGGGAGTTACCTGGAACATTGTAGAGGCCTACAATCTTCAGGTTCAGAGCTGCTGTGTCAGCGATTGTCGAAGAATCCAACTCCATTGTGGAAACACCAGTGGTGGTGCTGCCTCCTGAGCCAACTATGTCAGCGTTCTTGCCGATGTCGGCTTGAACAATGTCTTCGTCGGCTTGGATAATAAATAACTGGTTTGGATCATCAATTACGTCGGCTTGAATAACGCCTTGAGTAATGTTGACCGAGCCGGGGTAGTAATTACTGAAGATCGGCTTACCAGTTGTGGGGTCAACGTAGTTACAGCCGTTAAATACGCCCAACGCAGCAGCATGCGTTGCTGGGAGAAATTTAACAACAGAACCGTTGACAATAGTGACTAGGTCACCTTGGAAAATCGCTCCAGCCTGACTGTCATCAATGTTGTAGCCGTACTGCTTCTGTGCTCCAGTAGCAGAAAGGTTACCTAATGGCTTCAGACCAAAGGCTTTATCTACGTTTGCCATTTTGTCTATCCTTAAAAAAGTTATTCGTCAGACTTAGGTCCGCCGAAAGTGGTTTTTGACCGTCGTTCTGGGTTGTTAATCCGCATCGACCCGTGGGCGTTGCTTTTTAACAACTCATTATCAACAGCCTTTAATTGATCCTTCGTTCTATCAGAGTAATATGCACGTCGCTCTTCTGCCGTCTCTTCAGGAATTCTTGCAAGCAACAAGCTTCCCACACCGATTAATCCAGTGTGTCGGCCGTCGTCTACCGAGGTAGATTGGAACTCAGGGTGCTCATCTGCGCGGACAAGCTCGTAACCCTCACGGAGTTTTGACGACACATTGCTTCGGTCATCAAACCCATTTGCTTCCTTTCTGATCCAACGGTGCCTGAAGCCTGGAGGCGCAGGAGGCGCATCCAACCTTGAAGGAGGAGCCCATGGTTTACGGCGCGCAGCAGCACTACGTGTTTCACTCGTGCGCGGACTGCGATTTAATTTAGGCACTTCAACTTGATCTACCATGTTCTACTCCTTAACGTATTTGGCATATTCCTCAAGGGGAACACCCAATTTTTTAGCAATCGCAACCTGGCTCGGTGTGAGCTTTACGGTGCGGCGTGCGTTGTTTATTCCGGATGACCGGGAAGCAGGTGCGACAGCTTGCACGGGTCTGTCGCCTCTGGAAGTTTGTTGCATAGGTGCTTTATTACCACTAAATCGATTAGGAAACAAGTCCTTCATGCGGCGATCTAGTTCTTGGTAATAATCCTCAGACTGAGGATCAAAGCTTTCCTGCGTTACTAATTGTAAATGAATTCCACGGGCAGCGTTAGTCATAACGATATCCCGACCAAACCACTCGTTGTCCTCGGCCCATTGTTCGGCCTTGGGATCAACCTGCGGAGCCTGTTGATACTGTGGCTGCTGCGCCTGGTACTGGGTTTGCTGGGCCTGTTGGGCTACACGCTGTTGGCGAAGCTGCTCGGCACTTGAGATCTGGCGCTGGTCTAAAAGAACCTGGGTCAAACGTTCTTGAGCCTCAAATTCGGTGTCCGTGTCGCCTTCTTCACGAGCTTTTTTAATGATTTGCTTAAGGGCCACGGCCTGGGTTTCCACCCGAGACTTGGCCTCGCCCAAGCGAGCACTGTCAGTGGCCTGAAACCGCTGCTCAAGCTCGGAAGCCTTTGCCTGTACGCTTCTTGCGTATTCAATGGCTGCCTGCTCACGCCTTTGCGACTCCCGCAATTTCGCGGTCATCTTGTCAATACGCTTTTTGACCTTGTCGCTGTAGTCCACAAGCTCGTCTTCTGAGCCTTGTTGCGTGGCAACAGACTCAGGGGCTGCGGGCACTTCCCTCTCTACAAGGGGAGGTTCCGGTGCTTCGGCAAGTTTTGCCTCCGTCCCATTGTCTCCCTCGGTGAGCTCAACCGTTGCCGGCTGCTCGTCCTCTCCTATCTTAAACTCCAGTTGCTCTTGACTCATACTGCCTCCTTACATGTGAAGAATGTCTTCAGGGTCATTTACCACGCCAATGATTTCGTCGTCGTTCAAAATCCGTATCTCCCCGCCATCAATTTGAATGCGAGATCCGGCATAACGGCCAAAGATGATCCAGTCACCCTCCTTGCACCACGGGCCGTTAGGAAACTTCTCCTGGTCGGCGTAGGCAAGGTCTCCCACGCGCAGAACGTAGCCGCATGTGGTACCAAGCTGGGTCTTCTTTTGGGTCTCCTCGGCAAGCACAATGCCTCCCTTGGTTTTTTCCGCCCCGCGATAGGGCAAAATGGCAATTCGCCAACCCGTAGGCATGGGGATACGACTGCGGACTTCCTCCTGGATTCTTTCAGGGTCAAACTTGCCCTCTGAATCATAGGCGTCATCCAAAGTCGGGCCGGTTACAGCCGCTTCCTCTTGCCATTTTTGTTCCAACGCAGTCAATGTCATGGTCGCTCCTTTAGGTTAAAAATCGTTTTGTTGAGAACGTTTAAGTAATTCTTTGGTAGCGATCTCACACAACTTTAAGCCTTCCAGACGACCCATCATGAACCTATATCTCTCCATGTCCGAGATGCTTCCGGCGAGGACGATAGCTTCTGAGTCCTGCTGCAGTTTTCTAATTTCTTTTAATATAGCTTCTGCAAATTCAAGCATGGTTTAATATTCCATGAAGTAGCAGACGGTTTTGGCCACCGTCTGAAAGGCGCTTTATCAACAAATTCTGGTTTTTTTAGAACGGATTACTTTACCCTGTCCCCGTGATGTTACCAGACCGCCCTTGGCATACGTTCCAACGCCAGGGTTGCCCTCTTCAGCCTCATAGGCCCGCGCCTCTGCCGGAACCTCTTCCATCATCTTGCGGCCCTCTTTGGTCATATCGCGAGCGGCCTTGGCCGAGGTCGTCGAAAAACGAGAAAGGATGTCCTTCTCGCCTGCCATGCCTTGCACAGTCTTCTCACGAGCCTTTTCAATTTTGGCGCGTTCTTTTGCAGTAGGTTTACGGTACATGGGCATATCTAACTCCTAATAAATTTTGGTTTTCTTCAGGGCGTCCTTACGAAGAACTTCCATAAACGGACCTTGGACTTTGCCACCCTTCTTCATCCCTCGGCTTTTACCCGCCTCAGAATAGGCAATCGCTGCCGCTTGCTTCACGGCAGCAGATTTGCTCTTGGGCTTGCTAGTGCCGAGTTTCCCAGTCTTTTTAAAGCTCGAAACCATCTCGCCAATGTTTCCAGAGATGGTCTTTTGACTCGATCCTTTTTTAAGCGGCATTTGGTTTCTTCCCTTGTTGTTGGCTAATCTGCGCCACCCGCTCACGAGCGATGTTGGCGCGAAGCTGGGCAATGTTTTCCTGCGAGTTTACCCTAGCCTGGTTGGCTTGTGCAGTCTGCGTGGCCTTTTGAGCGTCTAGCTGCAGGCGCTGTTCCGCGATTGCATTGTCGCGTTTGTTGTCCTCGTCGCGGATCTTTAGTTCCTCTGCCTTGAGCGCGACCACTGGATCGGGGCCCTCGCCACCACCTAGCTGGGACTGCAAGCTACGAACTTCTTGCATATACTGAGCAATCTTGAGCGCAACCATGCCTTCCTTTTGGATGGCCGAGACCATGCGGTCAGGGTCCTTGCCGTACTGCACAAAGAGCTCTGCCTCAACATCTTCCTCGGCCTTGATACGGACGTGCTGAAGAATGTGCTTTTGCAACTCCATTGCGGCCATGGGAATAGTTTGAATCAATGGGCTTAGGCCCATCATCAGGTGGCTGGCAATGTGGGCATCATGCTGCTGGCCAGCAAAGGCCTTCAAGGTCATGCCGTCCATAACGTCCGCGTTCTCGCTTGCCGGGTCTTTAGGCATCTGGCTATTCTGCGGGCGCAAAATACCGTCAATGTCCCGGATATTTAACGACGCATAGACCCTGTAATACGCCTCATACATGTTATGCATTTGAGGCGCGGACTGCGCTAGCTGTAATTGCGTCTGTGCCAGCGTAATTCGCTGCGCGGTCGAGAATATGTTCGGGTCTGCCACAGGCAAAACCGCGACCAGGTCATTAAAATCCTTCTTCTTGATGGTACGCTTAGCGCCCGGTACATCATAGGGGTATTCATCAGGTAGGTACTCCGCAAAGCCCTTGGCCAGGAGTTCAAATTCCATCTTCTGCGCATAATGCATGCGCTTGTGGATGGCTGACATAACATTGGAGCCCTTTTCCAAGAGCGCAATGGTTGTTCCTACGGCTGCCTGCTGGTTACCATCACCAACCTGCATGTCAGCAATGCTTGCTAGGCGTTTTCCTGCCTCAACCGTGAACCCTAAGAGTTGAAACAGCGTCTGCGACGGCTCTTTGTACGGCAATGGCATGAGAGAGGACTGAAGTTCCGCGCCTCCCGCATCGATATCGCGCCATTCGCCAGGCTGGATCGGATTATCGTCGTCCGAGATCCGTGCGCCTTTGGCCTTAAAGCCTGCTGGCAGGTTAGCAAGCGTTCCTGCGTCCAAAAGTTGACGCAGTGCAGACGTTGCAGTCTTTGACAGCCCACCAATCAGGTGTACAAAGCCCAAACCGTAGGCGCCTAAGCCCTCTACAAGCACATAATGCACAAAATAATTACGCCGGCAGCACTTTTCGTCGCCCTTGACCCAGTTTCTACGGATTGCAAGCACCCGACCGCTGGTTTCGTCGATTGTTACGACGTAAGGAAGCTTGATCCCAGTGGGCTCACCGTCCTCACCCACGTCTTCAAAGCCTGGAAGGTCCAAATCAACGTGGTATTCAAGCAAAAATATCTCGGAAGGAGAGCCTGTTTCCACAACTCCCGTCTGTTTGTCCACCGAATACGTGATTTGGCTCGCATCTATCGGGTAGTTTTCCGGTTGGATGTCTAAATCTAAGTATTCCCCGCTCACAACACGCTTGCGAAAGTCGTTTGAGTCCATCGGAATACGGTTCGTGATCCGTGGGCACTCGCTCATGACGCTCGAGCCAAAGTACGGGATGAATAAATCGTCAGGCAAGACCAGCTTTGACACCATCCGTCCTACCTGGTTGTCGTAATATACCTTCTTGAACGTCGATCCGCCGTATCCGGTATAGAAAAGCAGCTGGTCAAACTCCGGTGTGTACTCCTTCATCACCGTAGTTATCTGGTAATTCATGAAATCTTGGACACGAGCGGCCTGCTGGGCCTTTTCTAACGTCTCTTTGCCAAGGATCTGCGTACGCACAGGGCCGCTTGCTGGCATTAGTTCCTTAAACGCCTGGGCCTGAAACTGAACAATGGCCTCGGTCAGCATTGGATGCACCGCACCAGCGGCGCCCCGGAAGGGTTTGGTGCGCTCTTCAATCTTTAAGCCCAATAGTTCCAAGCCCTTGGAGTACATCATCTCCCAGTCTTGGCGACTGGACTTGTCTGCCTCGAACAAAGCAGCAAGGTCCAAGGCAATCCGTTGCCGGTCGTCCTGGTCTACTACCTCGGCCAGGTTGGCATAGAAGTCCACATCCTTGTCTTCATCTTCGCCGATCTCGACCACGGCGCTGCCGTCTTCTTCCAAGACGATCTCGATGTCCGGCATGCCTTCTTGCTCGATCTCAATCTTGAGCTCGGACTCTGACGGGGCTTCGTTAACTATTTTGTCAATGGGCATAATCTTTGTCTTTTACTTGATTTATTCTGTTTGGTCAAGTTAGTCTGGGTATTTCTCAACTCCGCCAAGCAGATCTGCCAGGCGGTTAAATTCTTGTTTAGTAACGTAAGGCTGAACTCCTGGGTCTAAAAAGTCCCTCCTATAGTCATCAACAGGGTCCCTACCTTCTAAGTAAAATACGTCTGGTTTAATACCTTTAGATCTTAAAGATTCGACCATTCTTCTCTTAATTTTAACAAGGCCTGTGTAATCAAGATCCCCAACACGACTCCACCGCTGCGATCTTATAAAATCTTGAACAAACGGAATGTACTTCTCGTTTGGCTTGTCATTGCCTTTACCTTTGATCTGCAAAATCTCAGCAGGTTTAGAATTAAGCCACTCCTTAAACTCTGGGGATTTCATAATGTAATTAGAAAGGCCCCTGAAATAATCTAGTCTGTCATCGCTTGTAAAAGAATCCGCATCTATTCCAGATTTAAAACTGGGATCATAATAGTACTCAAATTCTTCTAGGTCTCTTTTACTTAAACCAAAATTATTTGGTTGCTCTCTTACAAAATCTGCTGGGGTATTGTTTCTGATGTCCGCAGGCGCCGTCTCAATCGTTACATGCGGCTCGCCCTTGTTGTCACGCAGCGAGAAGATACGCGTCTGGTTCGTCCAGACGTCGTCACAGTATCCACCAACGCAATGGCGCATGGTCGAGCCCTCATACTTCAAGGCCCGCTCAAGATCATTCTTGGCCAGGAACTGCAGCGCTTGATCCCGTACAGAGGTTGGTGAATCCATGTTAAACGAAGTTAACTTTTGCCCGTCCGGTCCCCGCAGTGAGGAACCAGATGGACTTGTAGTTACTTCATAACCTGGAGGCAACTCAGTATAGGTCGGAGCTTTTAGCTCCTGCCACTTCAACTTACGCGGCGAATTCGGATATTCCTTAAAGGTCGTAGCTGCACGATTCGCTTCTTCCAGACTTGCTTGCGCCCGTTGTTGCATGCGCCAGTCGTTGATCTTATTGACTTGGCGGAAAGCCTTCTCAATGCTTAACTGCTCCATGTCCTCTGGCTTGAGTCTGAGGCTAGGTGGCAAGTCCGTGTTCGGACGCAGGGCGTTTGTTAATTCGTCAATCGTATGCGTGAACATCTGCTTCCCACTTACATACGGACTTACAGAGTAGACCATCTCATTTGGGTTAATCTTTGCAATCCAAGGATTAGCCGCTAGGTCCGGTGAGTTTGCCTCAACCAGGTCCCCAGCCCGATGCGGAATGAAGTAGGAGTCTGCTTCCTCTTCCCACTGCTTGCCAAGATTACTCTTTGAAATGGGGAAAGGAGAAAAGCCTGCTTTTTCTCGTGCCTCTCCAGTTCTTAAAGCTGGATGTGTATACGGGCCTAGTTGAATCGGAAGTCTGCTTGTGTCCTGAAAGGCCGCTTCAACCTTCTCGATCTCGTCGTCCAAAGCTGCCTCGGACGCGTCTGTGTTTTTGCCCTTGGCCTTTGCCTTGGCGATGTCGTCCTTCATTTTAGCGATGCGCTTTAATCCAGCTTGATAATCCGCCTGGACCTTTTCGCTCATTTCATCGGCAAGCTTGCGAACAGGATCTGCCTCACTGCCCATGTCCGTACGGATGTACTTTCCCAATTTGTTTTGGACCCAGTTATCCAAAGCGGCCGGCGTCTCTGCTGCCTTTATTCTTTGTTGAAGTGCTTCCCTTCTTACCATAGGAAGAGATTCAAGTTTCTCTGGGGTGGCTACTTTTTTCAAAGCATCTAAATACTCAGACGCATAAAGCCCTGTTCCAGTTTGAGGACGGAGATCCGCAATCGCTTTGTCTACGTTCTCCAAAAGCACGTTTCCGCCCTTGGGCTTGATGATTCCACCCAGACCACCACCGGTCCAGTTCATAATGAATTCTTGCGGATCACTTTGGAGTTGCTGTGCAACGTTTCCAAGCGCACGCTTATTAAACGCAACCGGGTCCGTCACCGCCTCACGCAAGTTACCGTACACAGTCTTACCCGCCTGCTTCAAAAGATCTAACCCCTGACTTGCAAGACTCGGCCCCTGTGGCCCTTGGTCCGTGGGCAACGTGCCAACAGTCATCTGCTCCGCTACTTCGCCATACTCAGGACTTCCCTCGGCACGCCGGATAGG